CCCATACGAGCCATCAAGGATGATGCTGGTAAGATTACCCAGCCTGGTCATGTCTATAGCATAGTTGTAGACACCAGTCGTGGCGTTGAGGGCGATTATAGTGCTTTTGTAGTCATAGACATCACGGCTAATCCCTATCAGGTAGTGGCCAAGTTCAGAGACAACAAAATGGCACCCCTGCTGTATCCCACCATGATCTACAATGTTGCCAAGATGTACAACAATGCCTGGACACTGGTAGAAATCAATGACAATGGTCAGCAGATTGCCGACATCATGCACCATGAGCTAGAATACGAACAGATTTTATATGTAAACCGTGGTAAAAACGGTCAGGTAGTGAGCGGAGGATTTGGCGGTGGTAGCAGCGCCAATGGTGTTAGGACCGATAAAAAAATTAAACGCGTGGGCTGCAGTCAGCTTAAAACTTTGATTGAAACTCAACGCATGGTTGTATTTGACCGTGATATCATTAGTGAGTTTAGTACTTTTATTGAAAGCAAAGGCAGTTATGCTGCTGACGAAGGGTATCATGATGATTTGGTCATGCCACTGGTATTGTTTGGTTGGCTAACTACCAATCCATACTTTAAAGAATTAACCGATGTAAATCTGAGGGAAACCATATTTGAAACTCAGATTAACCGCATCGAGGAAGAATTAACACCGTTTGGGTTCATAGAAGATGGTAGAGAAAACACCGAACCCGAACAGTATATACAAGACGGAGATCTATGGACCGTGCAGAAAGACAACACGAACTGGTTAAATTCTTAGATATTATAAATAGCGTATAATCAGGATTCGTATCTGCATCGTGAATGATCTAAAATAAGGAGATAAAAAATGGCTTTCCAAGTTTCGCCCAATGTACTAGTTCAGGAGCGTGACGTTAGCTTGTTTGTACCTCAGGTATCTACAACAGCTGGTGCTTTTGTAGGTAACTTTAATTGGGGTCCAGCCGAACAATTCGTTACAATCGATAGTGAGAAAACACTTTACAATACCTTCGGTAAACCCGATGACAATAATTTTAAATACTGGTTGACTGCAGCTAACTTCCTTAGCTATGGTAATAATCTCCAGGTCAATCGCGTAGCTGATAGTGCAAGTCGTAATGCTAGTGCTGGAGGCACAGCACCCCTGGTTAAAAACCTAGACAACTACAATGGCGATCTAGGCTATACAGCACCGACTTTAACCAGCACAGAATATGTAGCTAAGTATCCAGGTACATTAGGCAACAACTTAAAAGTTAGTGTCTGTGATTACAACAGCTATGCTTTTGCAGCAACTGTTACTGCGGTATTTACCACAGGTGCAACAAGATTTCAAACTACAGCAGCAGCTGCACAAAGTGCAACCACATTAACATTTACAAACAGTAGTGGTTTAACAACTGGTTCAACCAGTACAGCAACCCTGTTATGGGAATACTGGAATCAGGTAGAAAGTCGTCCTAGCAACAGTCGCTATGCTTTAAGCAAAGCCAGCGCTAGCTCTAGTGCAACCATCTATGACGAACTACATGTTTTTGTCATTGACGAAGACGGTGGTATCAGCGGTACAGCTGGTACAGTATTAGAAAAATTCCAAGGACTGAGCAAGGCTACTGATGCAGTAAGTCAAGACGGTTTAAGCAACTATTATAGAACCTATTTAAATCAAAACAGTCAATATATTTACTGGGGTAGTCATACTGCCAGCACAACCAGTTCAGCAGGTAACAGTTTAGCCTGGACAGCAGTAAGCCCAGCAACTGGCGCAACTGGTTTCAATGTAATGAATCAGGTAGTAAGCAAGAGCTTAACTGGTGGTGTGGATGTTACACCTACAGATGCTTTATTACAAACACAGTATGCTAAATTAAGCAACGCTGAATTGTTTGACGTTAGTTTAATACCAGTAGTTGGTGTAAACTTTGACAATCAAACAGCTCGTAGTGTTGTAGACAATGTTGCAGATGTTCGCAGAGATTGCGTGGTATTTTGCAGCCCAACCAGCAGCATATTAACAACAGCAGAAAGTGTTACAGCTGATAGAAACTCAAACTTCAACAAGGACAGTTCATATGCTGTCATGGACAGTGGTTGGAAATACCAATATGACCGCTACAACGATGTTTATAGTTGGGTTCCATTAGCAGGCGACATGGCCGGGTTGTGTGTTCGCACAGACTTCGTGGCTGATCCATGGTATAGCCCAGGTGGTTATAACCGCGGTCAGGTTAAAAATTTAGTAAAACTTAATTGGACACCAACTAAAACTGACCGAGATATCCTATATAGATATCAGGTAAACCCAGTGGTTACACAACCAGGTTTAGGTACAGTATTATTTGGCGACAAAACTCTTACACAGAAACCTAGTGCTTTTGACCGAATCAACGTACGACGTTTATTCATTGTATTAGAAAAAGCCATTGCGACTGCTGCTAAATTCCAATTATTCGAGTTCAACGATGCATTTACTCGTAGCCAATTCACAAGTTTGGTAGAGCCATTCTTGAGAGATGTACAGGGCCGTCGTGGTATCATTGATTTTAGAGTAGTGTGTGATGACACCAATAATACAGCTGAAGTAATTGATCGTAACGAATTTGTTGCAGACATTTACATCAAACCAGCTAAGAGCATCAATTACATTACACTGAACTTCATAGCTACCCGCACAGGTATTGCTTTTGAAGAAATTGGCGCTTAAGGAATAAAGGAGAAAGAAAATGGCAGAAAGATCAATATTTAACGTTGATCAGTTTAAAGCCGCATTAGTTGGTGGTGGTGCTCGTGCCAACCAATTCTTTGTGGCGCTGAGTTTCCCAACGTACGTAACATTAGGTAGTGTGGCTAGTGCCCAGGCAGCGTTCCTTGTGAATGCTGCAGCTTTACCTGGCAGTGTAGTCAATCCAACCATTGTTCCATATCGTGGACGTGAAGTTAAACTAGCAGGCGAACGTGTATTCGCACCCTGGACCTTGCAGGTTCTTAACGATGTTAGTTTTAATATTCGTAACCAATTGGAAAAATGGATGGCTGGCATGAACGACCTTAAAAACAACAATGGTCGTACTAATCCACGCGATTACCAGGCTAACATTACAGTAACACAGTTAGATCGTAACAACAACCCACTGAAGGTTTATACACTGTATAGTGCATTCCCAACAAACGTCAGTGATATTATTTTAAATTATGGTGAAAATGATACTATTGAAACCTATACTGTAGAGTTCCAATATCAGCATTATGAAACTAGTTTTGATACACTTCTTAGTGCTGCTAATGTAATCAACAACACAGTTGGTTCTGGTACTGGTATACTAGGTATCTAATACCTTACTTAGGAAATTATAATGGCAGATATTTCGTTATTTGGATATAAATTGACTCGAGATAAACCTGAGCCTAAAAATGCTCAGAGTTTTATTCAGCCACAAAATGACGACGGAGCCACGGCAGTCAATGCCGCTGGCTTCTTCGGCACGTACTATGACATAGATGCTAGTGCTAAAAGCGAAGTCGATTTAATCAATCGATATCGTGACATAGCACTGTATCCGGACTGTGACAGCGCCATTGAAGATATAGTCAATGATGCTGTAGCTTCTGAAGACGATGAAGCAGTGGTCAAGATCGACCTGGATAAAGTTGAGCTTAGCGCCAACATTAAAAAGTCTGTTGAAGAAGAATTCAATAACGTATTAAAGTTATTGGATTTTAACAGTAAAAGTCATGACATTTTTAAACGTTGGTATGTTGATGGTCGTTGCGTGTATCATAAAATTGTTGACACCAACAAACCCAAACAGGGCATTTTAGAATTACGCTACATAGATTCGCGAAAAATTAAAAAAGTACGTAAACTAGACCGTAAAAAAGATCCCAACACCGGTGTTGAAATTATCACCAACATGGAAGAATTTTTCATCTATAATGAAAAAGGACTGGTAGCTGTTGGCCCAACAGCTCCTAATGCCATGCAGGGTATTAAGATAGCCACAGACGCCATAGCGTACTGTACCAGTGGGCTAATTGATAATCGG